AGTCTTTCTATCAACTTTAATTTCACCCAAATTACCATCTTTAAGAGTATTATATACGTTCTCCATGTATTGTTGAGAAGCTTGTTCTTGTTGTCTTCTACGCATTTCTTGTTCTTGCAATTGACGCGCAACAACTTGTTCTTGCATTTTATCCAACTTTGGTTTGAACTTCAAAGCTTGTTGTTCAAGCTTTCCTAAGTCTCTCCAAACTTCAATTTCCTCTTCAATCTCTTCTGCTGTTCCGTATCCTGTAGCTTGAAGGTAATCTCTGATAATAACTTCTTGATCTCTTTCAGATTTAACATCAAGCGTCTTTTTTGTCTCTGCTTGAGCAAGTGTTGAAAATAGACCTTTCAGATCTGTACCTCCATCAGCCACGTAACGTGCAGCAATCTGGAGTTCTTGTGGTAAACTTTCAAAGAACTGTCTGGGAGTCTCTCTTCTAACTTGCTGAGCTCTTTCTTCTAGATTAGCTTGAATGAGTTCTTCCCAATCTTTTGCCGTATATTCTTCTAACGGCTTATCATCATCAAAAGGAACAATCTTGTCTTCTTTAATAAGTTTGTTAAATACATCACTTATTCCTGAAATCTTTTTTCTTCCTCTTGTCTCTACTTTTTCTTCATCATCATCTTCTTCATCAAGTGCTGCAAAAACATCTTCAGCACTTTCTTTAGTTTCAGATTCTTTAGCTTCTGTAGCTTCTGTAGATTCTTCATCTGTTTCTTCTACATCTTTTTCATCTTCAGAATAATTTGGTTCTGTAAATGAAAAGTCAGCTTCTGGTTGTTTGCCAAATATTGATCTAGATTTATTCTCATCAGGAACTGTCACACTATCTGCTCCAGCTGCACCATCAAATAAAGAATCTAAATCAATGTTTTCTTGAGTAACTTTACTCTCAACTGTTTTAGTTTCTGTTGCCATAATATTGTTGGTTTTGTAATTACTAATACTTACATATACAATATAAAAATTTTTTTGCTATTAAACTTACAAAATGCAATCAATGTTTTTGATTTTGTGCAGTATATAGCTATCTATATTTTTTCTTTATGTAAATATATTTAGAAGGTTTATTTTTTATCTTCTTTCTTAGACTTAGAACTTTTAACATCGTACTTGTTCTTGTTCTCTCTTGCAATTTGAAGTTGCTTATCTGCAACCTCTCTTTGAGTAGAAAGTTTTTCTCTATCAATCTCTAATTTTGCCTGAGAATTTGAATTTTGAATTGCTGCTTGCTCTCTTTTAAAATTCATTTGCTCTCTATCAGCTCTTTCTTTTCTGATGTCTTTCATTGCATCTTGGTAGTCTGATACTTTGTTTTCATTAAGATCAACCATTGCACCGTAACCAGCAGCTCTAATTTCTGCAACTTGAATATCTTTTTGACGTTCTTTCTCAGATTCCATTGCTTCATACTCACGTTTCATTTGCTCTTCTTGAGCTTTGGCTTGAAGCTGTTGCTCTTGCATTTCACGCTGTTGTTGCATTTCTTGCTGTCTCATTGCTTGTTGTTTAGCTTCAGAATCTTTCAAAATATCAGAAACTTCAGCAATAGAATCTGCTTTAATAATATTACCAAGATCAAATATACTAGCACCAGATGTGTTATTCTGAATTGCTAATTGTTTTAGTTGCTCTAGAATTGCTCTATGATTTGTTTTAGTTGTAGCAAATACATTAAAGTCTCTTAATAAAAGTTCAGTACCATTGATTTGGAAATTGACTTTTTCTGCTGCAGAAGATATATAAGATAATCTTACGCTAGGATTTGTGCTATAATAGTATTGTGCTAAATCTGTACGCATCTGATGTACTCTTGGCATCAAGTGATCTGAATGCTGTGTAAAATAAATTTCTGTTTGAGCATAAGATTGATTTAAGGCCTGAGTTATACCCGTAGCAGTTTCTTGTGCCATAGGAGCACCAAGACGTTGTGGATTAACACCTATTGCATCAAATGCTTGCTGCTTAAAATAATTAGCTAATTGAATGCGTGACATCAATCTATTAGTCTGTTCCATGTTTAGAACTTGATAATGATTAAAGTTTGTTGCATTCTCTGTATTTGTAATAGATGTGTCAAGTGGAAGCATTTGAAAATCTTTCATTGCAACAAATGCTTTGGCATAATTTCCTTTACCCCAATCCTCACCCATAGAATGTCTAGGTAATGCATTCTGATCAAACATAATTACAGTACCTAATTCATCAACCAGAATGTCTGCAATTTGATTGTTAACCATGTTATATCCAACCTGATATGCTTTCATAAGATCAACAAGAGATGTAGATCTTGTATTACGGTCAGAAAACACACGTCCCTCTACTGGTAACTTACATCCATACAATGAACTATCTCCTTTAAATTGGAAAGGAATTCTACCAGGTTTTTCCCTATTAATACCTAAATAAATAGGATTAATATTATTACTTGCATCTGATTTCCAAAATGCAGGTAAGTTTGGACCTATTTTAATACCACCCCAAACTTCATTAATCCAAATCCAATCAACATGTTCACCTTGAACTAAATTGTTTTTTGATTTATTTTTAAATATAGTTGTATCATAAATTGGCTTTTCTGTAACCTTAAAGGTTTCATCAATGATCTCCTGAATTACCTCCCCTTCTTCTGTTATTTTAGTAAGGTGTCCAACTTTACGTTGAGTTTTCCAATAAACTGTAGTAACTCTCATTAAGGACCCTTCCCCCCAATTAGGTAAATCATCTCCCTCGTTCAGAATAGAACTAATGATATCACCCCCATATTCAGGAGCATTGTTCCAATTACTTACAAATTGTCTATACGCTAAGCTAGGTGAATTAGTATTCCAAGCATGTGACTTTGTTGGATCATAATATGCACCGTCATTTTGATATCCTGAAATTTGATATCTACCAGATTTAGCTGGATAAATCTCCTGCAAAGATTCTAATTGCTTTTGATTCATTAAATAACCGTACTTATCAATTACATCAGCAACAGTCATTAAATCAATTTTACCAGCATAATTAGACTGAGATATATATCTAGCATCTGGTGACTTTTGATAGAAAGTAAGTACAGGATTCCAAAGCTCTAACTCATAGTCATCCTCAAGCATTCTAAAATGCCAGAACTCTCTATCTGTAATAAGCATGTCTCTAAACGCACGCTCTTCTAGTTCTTGCATTTTAAAACGTTCCTCATCAACATTTAATTGATGTGAAGCCCACTCTTCTACCAATGATCTATAATCTTTACTGAAAAAATCTTCTATTTCAGGAAGGGATTTTAAATTTTCTGGAGATAGTTGTTGTTGCATTTCAGGATCTGATGGATTAGCTCCCATTTCAATCATCTTTAAAAGCAACTGTTGTTCTGCTTCTGCAAGTAAGTTTTCTTCAATAAGAGCTCTTTTTTGTTCAAGCATCTCGTTGTATGAAAGATCATCTACAGCTCTAAATTGAACTTTGCTAAATCTTTTGGAAAACTCTCCAGATAATACATTTACTACATTTGGAATAATAGGATAAAATTTCAACTCTAATGCTGAATTATCTTCTTGTGTTAAAACATCTACAAGATCTTTATAATCATTATCCTCTTCAACAATATAATCTGTTTTATCAATAATACCTTTTGCAAGTTTATAATTTTTTAAAAGCTTGCGTGCATTTTGTCTTAAGAATTGTAATCCTTGTAATTCTAACCAATCTAAATTCCAAGCAGCCCAATCATGATCTTTTTGTTTAGCTGCAAGAAATTGAATTGGTTGTGTAAGGCTAGACGTGGTTGGATACCCGCTATCAGCTTTGGCACCATTCTTTAATTGCATTGCGTTGAATACCTTCATACTTATCTAATATTTTTAAATGCAGATCTTTTTATTTTATGACCTCCAACAGTAGTTTTACCACGTCCTAAATTTTTAAACGGACTATACTTTAATTTATACAAATTTTTTGAATTATCCAAAGAATTGTCTGATTCTGACTCTCTTCTTTTCAAATATCCTCTATTTGACTCTTGAATCTTTGAAAAAGCCACTAATGCTGAAAAAGCTACCAATCTATCCACGTTAAGTCCAGGATAATATGCAAGCATTTCTTTAAGTAACATTGGATCCGGTATTCTTTCAATACCCAGAGTTGTATTTAAAACATTTCCATCTTGATCTGTCTCCACGTCAATCTCTTCTCTTAAGAATTCAATTGCATAAGAAATAAGGTGGCTTTTAAACAACGTACCTGTATTCTTCCACCCATATTCTTGATACACAGTTCTGTTACTTCCTAGGTCTTTTAAGAAAAGAATTTGCTGTTTAGGAACTAGATACTTTTGTTTTTTCTTAGCAATCATATGCTGTATAAAAAGAGATATGTTGTTCTCCACAAGAGTCCAAGCATTATACCATTCTATAATTAATTCCAGTTGCTCATGTGTTTTATTAATATCATCATATCTACCACACCAAGCAGCTACAATTTTAGCAGGTTCAATAAAATGCTCAAGACCGTTTTGAGTTTCCCTAGTTATCTCTACAGAATTCTTGTAAACAAAAATACTACATAAAGAATCTGATGTAGTTGTTTTACCTTCAGATACGGGGTCAATGGATGCATAATAAGCACCAAACTCTGGATTAGATATAGGTCTTTCCCAAACAACCAAACAACCCGTTTTATCTTGAGCTTTCTTGTTTACAGGAAACTCTGAGATAGGTAACTTGTTTGATCTTTTAGCCATAATTCCATCTTGAACTCTTTCAAGTTCTATATGCTCATATGCATAATCTTTATCCTCAATCTTTTTAAGCTGTTTAGATATAATACCTTGAGGAAATACTGATTCTTTTCTATAAGCAAAAGCTTCTGCAATATTGGTTGGTTTCTGAGAAATACGCAGTTGATATTGCTCAGGGTTTAGATCAGCCTTCCACTTTACTCTTTCTAATCTAATTGCTTCTAATGCATCTTCTATAAGTGAATTACCATACTTGTCAATGTGAGGAGGCATAGACCACTGTTCTGGTATAAAGAGGCCTGCTAATCCAATAGTGCCGTCTGCATCCATCAGATTAGTTTCTACAGCATATATATCATTTGAGGTAGGATTTAATATCATTTCCTTTAATGGTTCACACTGATCAAGATCACCCACAGAACCAGCGGCTATAAACATACCTGTAGTTACCATACCAGAAGACATTGCAGGACGCAAATACTCATATGTCTGCATCATCTTGGGGGCAATACCAGCCTCTTCATGAAAGAAGTAAGTTGTTGGACCACCTACACCAGTTGTTGCATTCTTTTCAAAAGAAGCACCTTGTATCTTAGATTTAAGACCTCTGGACGTTTTTCTATTACCAACTTTAACTTCAATCTGCTGTTGCCATAGCAATACTTTCTCTGGGTTACTTGGTCTATACCAGGCCGTGTGCTCATTTAAAAATGTCTTGTATTCATCAAGAAACTTCCAAGAACCTTTATCATTGATATAGTCTTTTAATGATGCACCAATCTTACACGTACTACCTTCTTCAAACCAGTATGTGTTAATGATCTTACCCATATGAAAGTAAGAAGATGCAATCTGACGTTTCTTTAGAATAGCAGAGTGTTTATGATTAAGTTCTGCTAGTAATTCATAAAGAGCCATGTGATATTGAGCATCACGTACTTTAGCAAAACCATATTTCTTTTCTTCCTTGTCATAGATAGGAAGAAAGTTTAACCACATGTAATAATCACGGGTTAAATACCAAGTATGGGAACCATCTTTATAGATAGCTCCCACACGGCATTTATTTTTTTGATCATCCCAATAATCTATAAAATCTCTAGATCTAAAAGGTGCACCGCAGTAAAACCCTTCCTTATTAAAATGAATTGCTTCTTTGTTAAATAAAAAGCTTGTTTCATTAAAATTATATAGACCGGGTTCTTTAAATATAGATAGTATAAACTCAGAAAAATCTTGCCTTGTTTCAAAGTTTGTTACAGTCCATTGACCACCTTCATATGTTGGGATTTCTATAAACACTATTCAATGCTTTCAATTATAGCAAAAACATCTCCAGCATTTATAAGTAAATGTTTTTCACCATCATGTTTCATTTCTGTTGGAACACAGTAATCTGCATATTGAATAAAATCTCCAGATTTAATCTCTTCAACTTCAGCACCTACAGCTACAACATATCCCTGATATACTTTTTCTAAAGCTGTATCTGGGATAATAATATTAGTACCAGGTATAGTTCTTTCTGCTTCTTTAGCCTTTATTAGAACCTTTTTTCCTACGGGGACTATTTTTGTTTTCATTCTTTTCTTTATTTGGTTTTATATCAATGGGTTCATCCCAATAACAGAAGACCCAGTTTTCTTTTTTGTTTGTCATTACATTTGATCATAAGCTAAACCTGCACCACCACGAACTTGGCTTTCTTGTTCCTCCTTCATATCACTAAAGGCTCCTTTATAAGAATTCCTAATTTGTTCAAACTTGGCTGCAGCATTTACAAGTGAATTAATATTACCATCACGTCCATGCTCAATTTGAGTTGTTTCCATATATCTGGCCAATCTATCAAGCATTGACTTAATACCCACATATGCTCTATAGGTTGGTGTTTCATAGAGTTTTCTACACATGTCCAATGAGTATCTTATTTTAGAATCTTCAGTTGATTCTTCTAAACCAACCTGTTCTACTATAATATCTTCTTTCTCATGTTCTGGTAAATTAAAGAATGGATTTAAATCAGGATTAGGACAAGACATATAAAACAAATACTGATACACACTCATGTATGTATCAGGATATTCTTCCATTAAGTCTTTTAAAAATTCTAAAGTATAACAGTGTTCTGTTGGAATCACTTTGCCATTTTGAACATCAAATAGTCTTACTATCATTTTTCATTATCTTTAAACCACATTATAAGACTATCAACTTCATCTTTTAAATATGGGAGATTATACATTGTAATATCTTCAATTACAGGCTCCCCGTTTACATGTTCATTAATTGGATACCCGTTCTTATCTGTTCCAACTTGTTTAAATTTTACATGTTGAATTGTAAGCTTACCTATCTTTAGTTTAGG